TAATAATACTAACTAAATTGTACATTTTTGATAATCTATTTGTTATTGTAGACCAATCAAAATTTTCTTTATTTTTAAAAGTTTCATTAACATAATATTCATAATTTGATATTATTTCTTGAATTGAGTTTGCAACACGATTTGAATCTCTTTCAGTCACAATCATACCGTGTATTTTTCTATTACCTTCGTAAGTTCCAACTATTGGTAGATTACAAGATATCGCCTCTAATAATGTTAAATTTGGATGACCAGCTTCTAATGAAGATGGGTGTAAAAATATTGAGTGATTTTTATACAACTCTAAAATACTGTCTTCATTTGGATTATCAAACAACAATGTTAGTTTATCATAATCCATTAAATCTAAATGGTGTTGAAAGAAGTTTTTGTTGTTATCGGGGCCCGCGACAGTGATTGGTAAATTTAATTTTTTTGCAGCTTCAATTGCATATCTGAAACCTTTCCTATCATAAGATGAATCACCACCGATTCCGTTATTAGCTAAACACAATAAACGATGTTCACTTCTGTATGGATTTTCTACTTTAAAGAAATCTGTGTTTACACCATGCGACAAATAAAACAACTTATCGGTTTCATCAAAATAATCAACCAAATATTCTGCGTGACAGAATGAAACTACTGATTTTTTAATTGCTTCTAAGTTTTGTTTATAATTAAAAGAATCTTTTCCATTATATACCACATGGTGGTCATGTAATGAGAAAATATATGGTATTCCTCTTTCATATGTCTCCAAAGCTAAATTGGCTATGTGGATGTGTACGATGTCACCATCTTTATAGTTAACCTCATTTAGGTATCTAATTTCAGATTCATAACCTAACTTCTGTAAATTTTTATGGTATTCCCAAATTATTTTTTCTACCGCACCCCATCCATTAGGTGGGATTGGTATCATTCCTGGTGTTACGTGTATTATTCTCATTTAATTACCCCATTTATTTAAAAATTTATTATACCCTTCTTTCATTTTTGTATTTCTTTCGTGGTCAACAACATCTTTAAAGAAATTTAAATTACCTATATGTAAAGTCAATGAATCTCTAACTATTGCGTGTTTAATACCTTTTGATTCTATTATTTTTGCATAATCATTATCTTGATAAAAAAAATCGAATTGTTCGTCCCACGGATAAACCTCATCCCAAACTTTTTTTTTCATTAATAAAGACCATCCTAAAAGACCTTCGGTTACTTTATAATTTTCCCAATATTCATCGTCAGAATCAAAATGGTCTCCGTATATTGTTGAATAAAAAAGTACTTCTTTAGGTGAGAAAGATTCTATATCAGGTCGTTTATTATATATCTCTAATATTTTTGAAAACCAATTTCTTTGATAGATTACATCATTATTTGTAATCAAAACCCAATCTGATGTTAGGTATTTATTTGCGATATTTAAATATTTGTTATAATTAAAATCTTCTTCAGGTTTTATATAAAAATCAACATCCGTATATACATATGGATTGTTTTTATTGCTTTCTAATAGAATAATATTAAACTTAATATTTTTTTCAGACAAATGTAATGACTTAATAACTCTTTTTGTTACTTCAAACATACTGTAATCGTATGTGTTAGTTAAACAAATTACATCAACATTCATTAATTATTATTTTTTAATTCCCCAAAAATATAAATCACATGAAGATGGTTCATATTCAAAACCGTAATCACTGAAAATGTCTTCAACATTTATAATTGCTCTAATGTCATCCTCTGTTAAATTTTTATAATAATTCGCCCATTTTTCATCAATATTTTGTAAAAATGGTGCGTCGGTAGGATTTGACCTTAATGTACCATGTTCAGGTCTTCCTGTAGATGCGCAAGTAAATATCATTAATCCATTTGGTTTTAATAGTTTAATCATATTTGATATTGTCCTTGGGTAATACATATCATGTTCAAAACACTCAGAAGACATTACAACATCAAATTGGAATCCTGAATCATAAAGGTGACCAGGACAAACCACATTTACGTTATTACCTTCTGAAAGGTCCACACCGACATAATATAGTGGATGTGAAAAAAAATGTTTTGTATTACCATTTATGTCTAAAGAACCTATATCAAGTACTTTAACATCTCTAAAATATTTTGGAAATTTATTTTTAACCCTACCGTAAAAATTTTGTTGTTGGTTGTGTGCCATATTAATTAAAATCTATTATACCTTTATCTTTTAAATTATCTATTAAGTGTTCATCTAAAGTATAAGATTTTTTTTCTTGTAGTACATCATTGTTATAAATTTCAAAAACCAAATTACTACCATCCAAATCAAATGTTTGATAAAACCAATTGTTTGAATGTAAATTTCTATCATTAATTATAATGTTATTTAACCTTACAATTACTCTATATAAGTCGTCAAAAACTCTATTACCATAACAAAACAAAACAGGTTGAGCAGGATTTTTACTATTATAAACTAAATCTATTAATAAATTTTCAACCCTAAAAATATTAATTTTACTTTCATTAAAATATTGATAGGAGTGTTCATTTATTATTAAAAAATCATCTTCAAACTCAGAAAGTTTTTGATAAAAACCTAACTCTAAACTAACGGGATATGTTGGATGTGAAAAGTACTCTTCTTCTGTTATAGGTAAATTAAAAACTTGATTAAAATATTTTGGGGTTATTCCAAATAACTGAGTTTCGTAAACGTAAGAACCATTGTCTCTATAACTTTCAGGTTTAAAAAAAATACATTTTTTGTTATTTTCAATAAAATAAACAAAATCATAGTTTTTTATTTCAGAAAATTTAAAAGCGTTAAACATACTTTGACTTATAGGTAAAGCGTGCCTTGAGTTATTTATTCTAACAAGAAAAGAACCACTATTAAACCAAAAATATGTTGTTTTATCTAATGGTGTTAAAGTTTGATTTTTATCATAAATGTAGTAATCAAACATTTCCTGTATATATACAGGAGTAGGATAATGTGTGACCAACATAAAATCAAAATCTAAAGATTTTAACGATTTTATTTCATCAACTAAAACTTCTTTCTTTTTTGGTGTATTTGGGTAAGCCCCAATAACAATTAATTTTTTCATTATTTTATAAATGTTTTATATTCTTTATCTATTAACGATACACCGTCAGCCTGTGTAGTTATTCTATTTTTTAGTATACCCATTTTTAAACCATATTCAGCAAAAATCATATTAAAATAAGTGTCGGCACAATCCCACTTATGAGTTCTTAATTGTTGATGTAAAAATTCTTTAGTTTTACGAGGAAACATAATACACTGTAACCCAATTATTTTATCGGTAATAAATAATAAATCTTGATTTGGGATATCCTCAATAACATTTGACTGATGCCAACCAAAATCTAAAGTTTTAGTATCACCAAAAGAAAAATACTCAATATTTGCTTGGCTAATTATTTCACATGACTGATTTAATTTTTGAATAAAATCATCAATTGGTACTTCAATAATACAATCACCTTCGCAAACTATTAGAAAATCTAAATCGTCATCAAATTCAGACAGTATCGCATTTTTAAAAGATTCATAACAACCGTAGTGAGCGGGTGTTAGAGCGGTACCAAATTGTTTAACCTGTTCTTCATCAAATAACTCCATTGAAACGCATTGAGGTCTCACACAATTATGTGATGGTGGAAGTGATTTATATAATTCATTAGTATGTAAAGTATATTTAATTCCGTGTGGAATAACTTGTTGTAGTGATTGTCTTGAGAGTTGTTCTCTCTCATCGTTATTAGTTGTCTGTATATGAACTAATTTAATATTTGGTAGTTTTTTATATTTAAACCATCCGTTATTTTTATGTTGGGTTATTGTTTGATTATTTAAAACATATTTTTATAAACAATATTATCTTCATAAAAAGTTAATGTAATTTCTATCTGATTTCCATTATATTTTAATTCTTTTAAAAACTCCCTTTGTTCTGAAATCTTAAATTTTTTAGAAAAAGAAATATCACCATTTTCAATAACCTCAACATTAACACATCTATTATCAATATTATAGGTATAAAAATAAAACACCCATTTATCTGTTGTATTTTTAATTGGTACGATAGAGTAATATTCTGAATTAGATGAAACTCCTTTACCTGAATTTATCAAAAATGTGCTTTGTTCATTTGTGATAATTTTAACATTATTCTCATTTGAAAATACATTCCAAAAAAAATCCTCTAAAAAGTTATGACAATTAAATTTATTAACTGATAATTTATAATCATTAGGTGTTCTAATATGTTCTAATTTTTGCAAGAAATAATCAGTTTTAAAAGTCATTGCGGTAGTTTCAATACCATATCCAAAAGGGGTTGGTAATGTACATAGATATGCGTTGTGACTATCAACCTCAATAAATGAATTGTTAACGTGTTCAATGTCGTTAGGGTTTAAAATAACATCGTAAGTTATGTAAAATACTTTTTCAAAGTTTAAATCTTTTGCGGCTCTAAAACCATTAATTAAATTTGTTAGTACGGGTAAAGATTGGTTTGTATTTTTTAAACCATTAATATTTATTTCGACATCAAAATCATGTTTGTAATTATAAAATCTTGTATAGTATGAATGTTCAGTTGTTGGATTATATTTGTCATACACATAGTAATCGACCTTTTCTTGAATTTCGGATGAAACAGTGTAGTGAGACACTAACATAACTTTTCTACCTAATTTTTTAACAGAATCAATACAATCTAAAGTTAGTTTTTCTCTTGATTTGGTGTTAGGATAAGTACCAATCATGACCAACTCGTTTTCATAATTTTCTTTATATGGTTTTAATAGTTCCAATAATTTTTGACTATCTTTGTTCACATCACCAGTTAAAAATGTTATATTATCGTAATTGTTATACTTACCACAATACACATCTAAATTGTGCATCATCATAGGTATTTTATATTCTAAAGCCTCTTTTAATGCTATAGGGTTTAATTCTTTATTATGTCTGTCCCCCTTTGACGCAAAAAAGAATAAATCTGATGCCTCAATAAAACTTTGAACGTCTTTTCTTTCTCCCCATACTACACAATTTTCAGGTTTGTCATTAATTAAAGGTTCCCAATAATCTTTAAAGTTATCGGCTTGATTACCTAAAAAGTGAAATTTTATTTTATAGTTTTTTAATAGTTTTGCAATTTCAAAAATATAACTTTGATTTTTTCTCCTCGTAAACAGACCAACATTTAACACATGTTTATATGACGGGTCAAAATTCAATAAGTTTTGATTTTCTGTTTTATTTTTTTCTTTATAATCTACAGGATACTCAACAATTTCATATGGTACATCATAGACCGAATATCTAAAACCATTAAACGCACTTACAAAAATAAATTTATCAGGAAACCACCTTTTTGAGTTTACAGGAAAACTGGAGTCATGTGTTGTTTCTAAAATAGTATATTTTCTATCTTTTGAATATATTATTTTTGTAACATCGTCTGGCATAAAAAATTCAGGAAACTCCTCCATATAAATTACATCAGGTTTAAACTCATCAATAATTGATAATAGTTGAGACTTATCTTGACCTAATGAAATAAAATTTTCACCCAACATTTCTTGAATTTGGTTTCTTTGCACAACAAAACTCCACGCAACAAAATCGTGCTCAACACACTTAATTTCATAATCATTTATCAACAATTTTATTTTATTTAAAGTAACTTGAGGGGCACCACCAGTACTTAAGTGAGGCGTAACAACTAAAAGTTTTTTCTTTACCATATTAATTAAAGTTTTTGTTGTATGCGTATATTAATCCTATTTCAGGTTCACCTATGATATCTTCAACAACAAACCCGTTTTCCAAAAGTGTTGAAACCACAGTATCTTTAATATTACTTGAGTGGTATTCTATTGCGGTTTTCTGTATTTTATTTTTTAAATATTCTTTATCTATTGTTGTAAATAAATCATACTCACCACCTTCACAATCTACTTTTAAGAAATTTATGTGAGGTATATCATAATCAGATATTAATTGGTTTATTGTGGTTGTCTCAACAATTTCTTGGTTTTTTATAGACGATGGGTGATACCCATCAATATTTTTCAATGCGTAGTTATTACCATTAACATCGGTAATAGCAAAAGACTCATAACCGTTTTCTGAACTTATTGATTTGTTGATACATACAACACCATATTTGTCTAAATTTTTTTTCATTTGTTTAAAGGTGGTTCTAACAGGTTCTACAGAATATACTTTTTTTGGTTTGAACATTTGAGTGTACAATGAAAAAACTCCATAGTTAGCCCCAATATCAACAACTATATCATCAATTCCTACTTTTACAAAATCTCTTTCATAAACTTTATCGTAAAATATTTCACACACTATTGGAAATAAATCATCACCACAATTGTTAAGTTTTATTTGTTCAGAATTAATAACTAAAAATCTATTCTCACCAGAAAAATTTAATTCCTCATCATAATTTTTACCGTTGTAATTAACTCTAAAAATCACATTTTTTAATCTTTTAGCATTTTTTTCACCTGTTGAAATCCAGTAAGTCACATCTTGGGTTAACCAAATATTTGTCTTGTGAACAACTAAATCTGTGTTTTTATCTATTATGGATATTTCACATTCCGACTCATCCCCTGAAAAAACAAAATGTATTTTACCTTCAGGTTCTATATTAACTATTTTAAAAACATTATTCATATTTTAAATGTATAAATTCATTATGTATTATTTGATTTTCTTTCAAGACCTCAACTCTAAATTTTTTAAAATTCTCATCACTATCAAAGTTATTTTGTGATGGATAAATGAAATAATTATATTGAGGAATTAATTCCATGGTTGTTTCATATATTAATCCACCAGTAATACAATCATATATTTTAAATGTTAAAGTTTGTGGTTTTACTATGTTTTGTACATAAAATTTATTTTCACTTCTTTTAAAATCAATTGTAAACTCATCAGAAAAAATATCAATTTCTTCATGTAAAATTGGTATATCTAAATTAACTCTATTATAAAAATCTTTAGAAAATCTTAACTTGTTGTTTTCGCTATCCCACTCAAAAGAGCAACCATTTAAAAATCTATTATTTTGATATGTTATTTTTTCTTTAGACCTAACATCCCCATTCAACCAAGAGTAATGAGCTACCCAAGCAACCGTTCTTGGTATTGATGTGTGAGGTTTGGATTCAAAAGTCTCACCATCGTTATATGTGATATGATTATCAAAATAAAATTCATTAATACCCCCATTTCTGTCTGTTCTAAAAATTCTAGGGCGATTAAATCCGTCCATAAACATTCTATCGGTTAAAGTTAAATTTTTAAAATTAACAGTATACCAATCATATTCAGGGGTTCTTTGTATATATGTTATAATATTTCTAATTTCATTTTCAGTGTAAAATTCATCAGAGTCTAAAATCCATATGATATCGCAAGAATTCTTTAAAACATGTAGTACTGAATTTTTACTAGAATTCTCATCTAATAATGATTTAGGACCTGTGGAGATTAAAAAATCCAAATCATACTCAACCAATTTTTTTAAGGTCGATTTGTTTTTAGGTTCTATACCAAAATTAACATAGTCGGAATACATTCCACTATTACATCCAATAACAATGTCAAATTCATTTTTTAAATTAAACCATGGCGTTAAACACCCATCAATATATTTTTCAGAGTTATAAGCAGAAAATAAAATACCTATCTTCATATAATTTCCATTATTTTTTCAAAAACTTTATCTACAGACGGGTGACATTCAAAAGTTTTTTTACCTTCTAAACACCCAATCAATGGTGGAACTCCCTGTATGTCACCCCATTCTTTAACACCATATTTCATATCAGAAGCACACATTAAAGGACATGTACCACCAACGTAGTGGTATTTATATGTTTGTCCACCATTTCTATATGGTGCTCTAAATTCAGGATTTATTGAACTACCTAATTGTATTATATTAGCATCTGTAGTTCCCGCTAAATGTAATAAACCAGAATCCATAGTGACAAAACAAGAAGACTTTTGAATTAGATGCCAACTTTGACTTAAACTAGTTTTGTTCATCAAATTAAAACCTTTATCAATTTTAAAGTTGAAAATTGGTTTTTTAACATTAAAAAATCCTGTTTCACTTGAGTCTTTACCTACTGATACAACATTAATATTGTTATCATTTAATCTTTTAGTTAGCTCCATCCAATTAGATGCTGACCATGTTCTACTTGGCCAATTCTGAACTGGATGAATTAAAATATATTTTTCGGGTAGATTTTTAATTTGTTCAAATTCGTCAGGAATATAATCTAATTCCATTTCATCTTTGGTTAACATGAAACCAAGTTTGATTGCGTGATATTGTCTAATATCAATTGTGTTATGTTTATATTCAACACCACGATTATTTTTTTGACCGTTTTCGTAAAATGAATTATGTGTTATAAAATTTTCATTAATATAATCTAAATTAATTGAATTTGATTCGTAAACTTTTTCAACATAAGGATTGTGTTTAAATAATTCGGGATATTTTGTAACAACAATGATTTTTGAATTGTATGATTGATACAATTTTCTTAAAACAGGTGTTGAACATAAGGTATCGCCAATAGCGTTAGACTCACTTAAATTTAAACAAACCTTTTTCATACATGAATAATAAATAAAAAAGACAAAAATTACATACCAAGTTTAACTAATTATCTATTTATGGTAAACGGTATCGTGTTATATTTATAGGAATGTATACTATTGAAATTACATCATTTACTGGAACAACGCCATTTAGTATTACAATATGTGATATAACATTAACATATTGTTATTTGGTTGCTACAGGAGTATCATCACTACCTATCACAGTAAATGTACCATCACCATTATCAGGTATACAACAACTAATAGTAAAACTTGTTGATGCTTATGGATGTGAACACTTTCAATTATATACCTGTGTCACACCCACACCTACACCAACACTTACCCCAACTCCTACACCAAGTATGGTTGTTGATTGTAATTGTATCACATTTGATAATTTAACAGGTGTGACTGATTATAACTTTAGTTTAACTCAATGCGATGGGACCATATTGTATTCTGTGGTATATTCAGGCACGTCGGTTTATTATTGTGGTAAATTACCAAGTGCGGACCCAGAAGTAGTAATTAGTATTGGTTTACCTTGTGTCGGTAATACATGTCCACCACCTTTATTAACACCAACATCGACCCCAACACCATCAAATACACCAGGTTTACCTTAAGATGTTACTGCCCAATTTAGTTCTAGTAGTCCATTAAACTCAATCTATTCGGATATTTTTGTTTTAAACAAGATTTATTAATCTTAACTTTTTTATTTTTTTATCTATTTTTCAATAAAAAGAAAGTCTATGAAAATATTTGTTCAAATAGCCTCGTATAGGGACCCGCAACTTATTCCAACAATTGAATCAATGTTAAAATACGCTAAGTTTCCAAAGAACTTACGTATTGGTATTTGTCGTCAGTATCATCCTGAAGATGGTTTTGACAACTTAGACAAATATAAAAATGATGATAGATTTAGAGTCTTAGATGTTTTATACACAGAATCAAAAGGTGTTTGTTGGGCGAGAAATCAAGTACAACAACTATATGATGGTGAAGAATACACCCTTCAAATAGACTCCCACATGCGATTTGAAAAAGAGTGGGATATTGAATTTATCAAAATGATTAAACAATTACAGGAAAAAGGTTTTGAGAAACCTTTATTAACCGCATATGTTTCTTCATTTGACCCCGATAACGACCCCGAGGGTAGAGTTAGAGAACCTTGGAGAATGTCTTTTGATAGATTCATTCCCGAAGGGGCTGTTTTCTTTTTACCCGAAACAATTCCTGGTTGGCAAGAAATGACAGAACCTGTCCCTGCCAGGTTTTATTCTGCTCATTTTTGTTTTACATTAGGTCAGTTTAGTAAAGAAGTACAACACAACCCTGAATACTATTTTCATGGTGAGGAGATATCTATTGCGGTACGTGCTTACACTTGGGGTTATGATTTGTTTCATCCACATAAAGTTTTGATTTGGCATGAATATACTCGTAAAGGAAGAACCAAACAGTGGGATGATGATAAAGAGTGGGTTAATAAAAATAACCACTCTCATTTAACAAACAGAAAATTATTTGGTATGGACGGTGAAATTCAAGAAGGTCATGAAGGTCCTTATGGTTTCGGTTCTGTTAGAACTTTAAAAGAATATGAAATTTATGCGGGATTAAAGTTTTCAAGAAGAGCCGTTCAACAATACACATTAGACAAACATTACCCACCCAATCCTACAATATATGAAACTGAAGAGGTGTGGGAAAATAGTTTTGCATCAATATTCAAACACTGTATAGATGTAAGTTTTTCACAAGTACCTGAAGATGACTATGATTTTTGGGTGGTTGCGTTTCATGACGATAAAGACGAAACTATCTTTAGGAAAGACGCTGATAAAAATGAAATAAAAAGAATGAAGACCGACCCTGATGGTTATTGTAAAATTTGGAGAGATTTTCAAACAACACATAAACCAAAATATTGGGTTGTTTGGCCTCACTCAGAATCAAAAGGTTGGTGTGATAGAATAACAGGTAATTTGTAATATGAAAGAAATATACAAAATAATACATAATTTTAAAATAGATAAAAAATTTTGGACTTATGATAATCTAACAGGTGAAGATTATGACATCAAACGCTCAAAACCTGCACCGTATTTAAAAACTTCTATTGAGATTGCAAAAGTATTGGGTTTAAATACCGTTGTTGAAATTGGCTCAACTAGGTTTGCCGTAACACAAAAATGTATTGATTATTATAATGAAAAAAATAATGCGTATCTATCACCCCCTTGTTGTTGTGACGGCCATGGTGGTTTTTTTTGGGCCGAATCAGGTTTTGAGGTCTACACTGTAGATATTGATACAAATTGTATAAACGGAATAAAATGGTCATATTCGAATTTAAATCGAACATTACCGAGTAATATTAATATAAACATACCTAAGGACGGTATTGAATTTTTAAACGAATTTGATAAAAAAATTGATGTTCTTTTTTTAGATGGGTGGGATAAAGGGACTCCAAAATATGCGGAAAAACATTTAGAAGCTTATTTAGCCGCTAAAGATAAACTTTCAGACACACATTTAATTCTAATTGATGATACTGATTACTTAACATCTGATGGTGGTAAAGATAATTTATTATCACCTTTTTTAATTGAGCACGATTATACCCCATTATTTAATGGTAGACAAACACTTTTTTTAAAATGGACAAAGTAATTTTAACTTTAACAACAATACCTAATAGACTAATCAATAACTCATTCAAAATTGTGATTGACAAGTTATTAAATTTAACATATCAAAATTATGAGATACACCTAAATATTCCCTATTTGTGTAATAAAACAAACGAAAAATATGTTATACCAGAATGGTTAATTTTAATTAGTAATACAAAACTTAAAATTTTTAGAACCGAGGATTATGGGTCTTTAACTAAAATTTTACCAACAATTATGAGGTTAGATAGAAATGATGAAACAATTCTAATAACAATTGATGATGACTTGGAATACATTGATGGTTTTATTGAGTATCATTTGAAAAAAAGAAAACTTTATCCTAACTCAGCTTTAGGGTTCGCTGGTTTGTCGGCATTGGACGGTAGTTGTCATTTTTGTACTACAATAAATAAAGACACTAAAGTGAAAATATTAGAAGGTTATAAAACAATTTCATATAAAAATAATTTTTTTAGACAAGATTTTTTTGAGGAATTTGTCGGTAAATCTTGGAGTGATGACATATTATTATCATCATACTTAGGTAAACACAATATCCAAAAAATAGTAATGAATTACGATAAAGACACCGACTTCAGACCTAGAGTGGAATCGTTCCCTATTGTAGGTCACTTACCTAATGAAAAAGGTGGGTGTTTTTGGTTTAGAAATGAAAATGTAAACGACAATGCTGATACATGGTATAAATTAGGTTATTTAGAAAAATAATGAAGGGGGTTACTTTAGTTACAGGATTATGGGATATTGGTAGAGGTTATTTATCCGAAGGATGGTCAAGAACATACCAACATTATTTAGATAAGTTTAATCAGTTATTAGATACACCAAATAACATGATTATTTTTGGTGATAAAGAATTACAAGAATTTGTATTCAAAAAAAGAAATGTTGAGAATACTCAATTTATCGTTAGAGATATTAATTGGTTTAAAAACAATGAATTTTACAATAAAATTCAGACTATTAGAAATAAAGAATTTTGGTATAATCAAACAGGGTGGTTAAAAGACTCCACACAAGCAAAACTTGAAATGTATAATCCACTTGTTATGTCAAAAGTTTTTTTACTACATGATGCAAAAATTCTTGATAAATTTAATTCAGAATATCTTTTTTGGATTGATGCTGGATTAACAAATACAGTACACCCTGGATATTTTACACATGATAAAGTTTTTGAAAAACTACCAAAATATATTAATAAATTTTCTTTTGTTTGTTTTCCTTATGAAGCAAATACAGAAATTCATGGTTTTAATTATCAAAAATTAAATGAACTGTCAGGTAAAAAAGTTACCAAAGTTGCTAGAGGTGGTTTTTTTGGTGGACCTAAAAACACAGTATCAGATATTAACTCAATTTATTATGGGCTACTTTCATCAACATTAGACGAAGGTTTTATGGGTACTGAAGAATCTATATTCAGTATAATGTGTTATAAACATTCAGATATTATAAATTATTTTGATATTAATGGTGATGGTATGGTGTGGAAATTTTTTGAAGATTTAAAGAACGATAATTTAAAAATAAAAAACGAAAGTCCTGTCGTTATTGAAAATAACTTAGACCCAAATAAAGTGGGGTTATATGTAATAACATTTAATAGTCCTAAACAGTTCAAAACTCTTATCACATCTATGTTGGAGTATGATTCAAATTATATTAATAAAACTAAAAAATTTTTATTAAATAATTCTACAGATTTATCAACAAATGATGAATATACTAAAATTTGTGAAGAATATGGTTTTGAACATATTAAAAAAGAAAATTTAGGTATATGTGGTGGTAGACAATTTATTGCGGAACACTTTGAGTCAACAGACTTAGATTATTATTTGTTTTTTGAAGACGATATGTTTTTTTATCCTAATAAAGGTGAAACATGTAAAAACGGGTTTAATAGGTATATTGACGGATTGTACGATAAAAGTTTAATGATAACCAAAAAAAATAATTTTGATTTTTTAAAGTTAAATTTTACCGAGTTTTATGGTGATAACTCAACTCAATGGTCATGGTATAATGTACCTCAAAATATTAGAGAAGAGTATTGGCCCGAAAAACCAATGTTACCAAAACAAGGGTTGGACCCAAACGCGCCCAAAACAAAAATAACTTCAATTAATTCTTATGGTGGTATACCATATGTTAAAGGTGAAATATATTATTGCAATTGGCCTCAGATAGTATCAAGAACAGGTAATAAAAAAATGTTTTTGGAAACTACTTGGGCTCATCCGTTTGAACAAACATGGATGTCACATATGTATCAATTAACTAAAAAGGGCGAGTTAAACCCTGGTTTACTTTTATTAACACCAACAGAACACGATAGATTCGACCATTATGATGGAAAGTTAAGAAAAGAGTCCTAATATTATTTATTTCTGTAAAGTAAAGTATTTATAGAATAAAAACATTCAATGGATTTTTTCATCAAAAAGAACGCAACATTACCTGTATTAAAATTACAAGTAGTTAAAGATGGTAGAAGTGATTATTATAGTTTTATGAAAACTATTGAATTATCAGCCATTTTCTTTTCTATGGTTGATATTGAAACTGGCGTTCCAAAAATAAGTTCAAGACCTGCAGGATTTGTTGAAAAAACTTTTTTAGACCCAAACGCAGAACCAGAATATTACATTTATTATCAGTTTACCCCAAAAGATACTAACAGGGTTGGTAGATATGAAGGTCAATTTATGCTTAGAAACGATGATGGTGTTCTTATATTACCAATTAGAGAAAAATTACTAATAAATGTACAAGAATCATTCATTGCTGATGATTTAGAATATAACGCTTGTTATACTTCCGAGTTTCCATGTTGTGTTAATGGACCTTTTACTACAACCACAACCACAGAATGTTGTCCTTGTACATCTACCACTACAACAATTCCAATAACAACTACAACAACATCACCTGTTACGACTACCACAACAATACCAGTAACAACTACAACAACAACTATTTAATTTACTTATTTTATTTTGGTTATTAAATTTAGGTATGGAAAAACCTATAATTTATAATGCCTTTGAGTGTAAAGAATGTAATATTCCAAAAGGGTGGGGACATGAAATTATATTTGAAAACAATGAATTATATTGTGGTAAATTGTTAAACTTTAAAAAAGGTTGTAAATTTTCTATGCACTACCATATGATTAAAGATGAAACTTGGTATGTAAATGAAGGTTATTTTATTTATAGATGGATTGATACCGAAACCGCAGAAGTTAATGAAATAACTTTAAACCCTGGTGATACCGTCCGTCAATATCCTGGTCAACCACATCAATTAGAAGCATTGACTGATGGTGTTATTTTCGAGGTTTCGACAGAACACTTTAATTCTGATTCATATAGAGTATGGAAAGGCGACTCTCAAAATAATTTATAATTATGATAAAAATATTAGTAATTGGAGAATCTTGTTTAGATAGATTTATATATTCTGAAGTAACTAGAGTTTGCCCTGAAGCTCCTGTACCTGTATTAAAACCAATGAATACTATTGAAAATAGTGGTATGTCGGGCAACGTAGTTGAAAATTTAAAATCGTTATCTAAAGATTTGGACATTATACATTGGTTCCAAACAGAACAAATAACTAAAACAAGATTTGTTGAGTCCAAAAGTAATCACATGTTTATTAGGCTTGATGAAGGTGAGTACAAAATAAAACCTATCAGTATTGAGTTTAGTGATGGTAAATATATAAACTCATTTGATATTGTAATAGTTAGTGATTACAACAAAGGATTTTTAACTGACGAAGATTTAGTTTTTATTGGTAAGAACTCAAAACTTTCAATTTTAGATTCCAAGAGAAAACTAAATGAAGAAATTATAGAGTCATTTACTTTTGTAAAATTAAATGAAAATGAAATGAATAATAATAAAAATTTTTCATCATTTAAAAATATAATTGCGACACTAGGTTCTAAAGGTTCAACATACGATAAAGTTTTATATCCAGTTCTAAACCCAAAAGAAACAATTGATGTTAGTGGTGCTGGCGATACATTTACCGCTTCTTTTATTTTAAAATATTATGAAACCCAAGATGTTCCAAAATCTATGACTTTTGCAAATGAAATGAGTTCCAAAGTAGTCTCAAAAAGAGGAGTAACAACACCGTAAAATTTATTCTTCATGTTTGACATAATTGTTTTATAGTTTTATATTTATTAGGGTAAGGTAAATGTCGTCTTGGTACGGCAGCTAATACACCACTTAAAATTATAAAATATGATTAGTCAAGAAGAAATTAAATCTTTTCTTGAGGGTAATGACCCTGAAGAACACATTGTGGCTATAGAGTTCGATTATGTCACAGATTCCATTTACAAAATTAAAGAAATTCCTGGTACAGGTAAGGTTATTAAAAAAGACACCTTTACCGCATTTGCTTGGGTTGGAGACCTAAGAGGATTAAACTTTTATCAAACCTCAAAAGATTTACAAAAACAATCCATGACCAAATATGGTATTGTCATAGATAAATTAGAAACAAAGGGTGATGAAAGATTAGAAAAAGGTTTAAAATTTTTAGTTAAATCTCTAAGAGGGTATCGTTCATTAATTCAGTTTTTTAGAGATGGAGGAATAGACCCTTGGTCGGAAAGGGTTAAAGATAAAATTTTAGTTTTACCACCCGTTGAACAATATCTAATACAAAGAGAAAAAAGATTATTCAAAGGGTATGAAGAATATAATGACCTAACAAGGTTTGTATTCGACTTAGAGACGACCGCACTAGAACCTAAAGACGGTCGTATATTCATGATTGGAATTAAAACTAATAAAGGGTATCAAAAGGTTATTGAGTGTTCAAATGAGGATGAAGAAAGAAGAGGTTTGGTTGAGTTTTTCAATGTACTTGATGATATTAAACCATCGATTATTGGTGGATATAACTCATTTAACTTCGACTGGTACTGGATTGTTGAGAGATGTAAATCACTCAATATTGACATTAAAAGAATTTGTAAATCATTAAACCCCCAAAGAACCATCACTCAAAAAGATGGTATGTTAAAACTTGCAAATGAGGTTGAAAAATATACTCAGACAAGTATATGGGGTTATAATGTTGTTGATATTATTCATTCCGTTAGACGTGCTCAAGCAATTAATTCATCAATAAAATCTGCGGGTTTGAAATATATTACACAATATATTGAAGCTGAAGCTCCTGACCGAGTTTACATAGCTCATGAGGATATTGGTTCTATGTATAAAGATAAGAATGAGTATTGGTTAAATGTTAAAAACGGTAAATACAAAAAAACCGACAAACCTGAGTTTAAAGATTTAGACAAAAGATTCCCAGGTACTTATATAAAAGTTACAGGTGACAATATAGTTGAGAGATATCTTGATGATGACTTAGAAGAAACCTTGGCAGTAGATGAAGAATTTAATCAGGGTACGTTTCTACTGGCATCAATGGTACCAACAACATATGAAAGAGTTAGTACTATGGGTACAGCAACTCTATGGAAAATGATTATGTTGGCTTGGAGTTACAAACACAAACTTGCTATACCTGAAAAAGAAAGTAAAACAGAATTTGTTGGCGGTCTTTCACGACTACTTAAGGTAGGTTATTCAAGAAACGTACTAAAACTTGACTACTCGTCACTATACCCATCAATTCAGTTGGTTCATGACGTATTCCCTAAGTGTGACGTTCTTGGTGGTATGAAAGGAATGTTATCTTATTTCCGTAACGCTCGTATCATGTATAAAAACTTGGCATCTGAGTGGTATGATAAAGATAAAAAGAAGTCACTTTCTTATGACCGTAAACAACTACCGATTAAGATTTTTATTAACTCAATGTTCGGCGCGTTATCTGCACCACAGGTGTTTGCGTGGGGTGATATGTATATGGGTGAACAGATTACTTGTACAGGTCGCCAATATCTTCGTCAGATGATTAAGTTTTTCATGAAACGTGGTTATACACCACTTGTGATGGATACTGACGGTGTAAACTTCTCTAAACCCGATGGATGGGAGAATAGACGTTACATAGGTAAAGGTTTAAATTGGAAAGTTAAAAAGGGTGAAGAATATACGGGTGACGATGCTGATGTTGCCGAGTTTAATGATTTATTTATGAGAGGTGAGATGGCTTTAGATACTGACGGAACTTGGCCATCATGTATTAACTTAGCCCGTAAAAACTATGCGGTTATGGAAGCAAGTGGTAAAATTAAACTTACTGGTAACACCATTAAATCTAAAAAACTTCCATTATACATTGAGGACTTCTTAGATAAGGGGATTAAACAATTATTAGAGGGTAAAGGTCAGGAATTTGTTGAGTGGTATTACGAATATCTTACAAAAATTTTTAATAAAGATATCCCATTAATGAAAATCGCTCAAAGAGCTAAAGTTAAATTATCTTTAGAAGATTATAGATTACGATGTACTCAAAAAACTAAGGGTGGTTCATTAATGAGTAGAATGGCTCATATGGAACTTGCAATACACCATGGGTTAAATGTACAGTTAGGTGATGTTATACATTATGTTAATAATGGTAGTAGAGCCTCTCATGGTGATGTTCAAAAAAAGAAAGAGGATATTGTTTTAAATTGTTATATGTTAGACCAAAGTGAGATTGAGAATAATCCTGAAATGAAAGGTGATTATAATGTTCCTCGAGCAATAGTTACATTTAACAAACGAATTGAACCTCTACTTGTTGTGTTTAAAGAAGAGATTAGAGAATCCTTATTGGTGACTGACCCTGAACAAAGAGGGCTCTTCACTAAAGACCAATGTGAACTTATAAATGGTTTACCGTTTAAGGAAGGTGACCAAGACAGATTAAAGGAAGATGTTTTAGATATTAGTGAATCCGAATTAAGGTATTGGGAAAAAAGAGGAATGAGTCCTGATTATATATATGACTTAGCGGAACCTGGATGGGAGGAACATGTTATTTAACCAACCTTAACACCGTCAGAAGACATTACGTACCAACTATTTTCAATTTTCTGAAGTTCAACACAAGCTCCTACACCAATACTTAATTCATCATATAGTTCATCAATTTTTGAATTAGTAGGTTTAATTGTGGTGTTGGTTAATGATTTGATTATTATAAAATCACTACTATTTTCATTTAAATAAATTGTTGCAGAATCTTTAGTTTTAACCAATAATAAATCTTCGTTAGTAACACTATATTGTTCTGTATGGACAATCTTAGTGTTATTACTAACTGGTTCTATTTTTTTTATTTGATTTAAAGTTTCTAAATCAAATAAATAATTTTTATCACTAACTTGTTTTCTACCTAAATTTCTTCTAAAAGATGACATATTAAATTACATATATTTGACGAGGCATTGCTCTGAACTTGAGTTGTTTATTTAAATTTTCGGCCAATAAAGCTTCTCTTTCCATAACTTTATCAGGTTTTAATCTGGCTAAAGTACCTTCAGCACCGATTAATTCCTCAACTAATTTTAATTTTTCGTCTTTACCTTCAGTTAATAAACTTTGATAATCCATTGTTAATTCGCTATCAGGTGTTTTTATATTACCACTAAACTTACCTCTAACACGACCCAAAGTTTCTTTACAACTAGCGATAAAATATCTTCTAACCCATTGTTGTGCGGGATTATTTAAATCAATCCAAGATATTTTATCAAATGGAACATCAGAGGGTAATTTAATAATGTCAGGATTGTCTTTTAAACATTTATCTCTATCGTCAGGACCAACATCATAATACCAATACCAAACTTTACCTCTCATTAATGTTGCATTACCAAAGTCAAATTTACCACCAGGTGTATTCATAAGGTGAATACCCTTTTTACCATCAGGTAAAGCGGTTACACGATAAGTTAAATCACCCGCAATAATTCTTCTTTGTATGTTAATTTCTTGCATCCTCAATAACATGTCAAATGCTGGCATCATAAAATAAGAACCTGAATATCCCATTTGAGAATATCCCGCAGGACCACCTAATCCAGCACCACCCAAGGCTCCGAAAGTCCAAGGGTCAAATAACAAGTTATTAAGTTCTGATGGTGTAAACCATAATAATTCGTTTAATTCTCTACCAGCAGGAATTTCATATATTTGTTGGTTTGGAACTAATTGAATATAATCTTTCTTTAAAACCCAATCTCCGCCCGCTTGTAATCCAACAATTTTAGAATAAGCGTATGTATATCTTGTTTCAAAATCTAAACTTTTAGTTAAAAATGCTCTTGATAGTGACTGAGTGTCTAAATTTAAATTCCACAAACTAGCCCATTGTGATTCTATTAACCAATTTTGAACATATTGTGAGTAATCGTCAATGGCAAATTCAAGTAACGAATCCATTTGTTCATCTTCTAACTCAACCGAGCGAAGTGGTGCCCCTAAAATGTGTCTAACTTTTTTATAAAGAGATTCTCTTTCGTTTTGTGGTATTATAGCCATAATATCTTTTCTATATAAATATTATGATAGAGTATAAATTAAATCATTATCAGGAAAAACATAATCACCCCCAACAATCTTAGTATTTTGATTTCTAAAAATTAAAACTTCTTTATTATTTTTTGTGAAGATTAGCCAGTCCGTATTATATTTTTTTACATTTGCAGAACCATAAATAACCAATTCATTGTCAATTTTTTTGAATGATGTAAAGGGTTTAATTTGACAGGTTAACTTTCTACCTTTTATAATTATTTCACAGTCAATACCACCAATCATATCTTCTTTACTACCTAATTTACCAACAGCAATTACATTCTCCTCACCAAATTTTTTCTTTAAAATTTTAATAGTTTCATCTTCTCTTTTTTGACCCCAACTATCGGTCTGAATTAATACTCTCATGATATTTTGAAAAGTACTTGATTCTCTATCAAAGATTCTAAACTTGTATTTATCTATTAGTTTTACCAATTTTTTAGTTTGTATTAGTTGTTCTTTGGGTGTTAAACCAATTATTTTAATTTCTTCCAGTCCTTCGCTTTTTAGAACTTTATTAATATCACTTAAAATTATACAAAAACAACTGTAGTTAGTGTTTAGTTTGTTAATAACTGAACGACCTTCTTTTTCTAAATTATAAACACCTGCGGTTTCACCAATCTCGTATTCGTCACCCTCAAAGTAATTTTCAGAAAAAACTTCCTTTAATATTTTGTTTACAGATAACTTAAAAGTGTCTTTAATTATTGGGTTTACGTTGAACACAAATCTAATTGCCTCAGTTTCTTCTTTACTACATCTTTCGGATTTACCTTCAGAAAGAATTGTTTTTAAAGTCACACTTTCGTTTAACTTTGACTCTACTTTCATTGTGTACAATTTGTTAACAAACTCCCAATTAACACACTTCCAAAAATTTTTAATGTATTCGTCTCTTTTATTTCTGTATTTTAGATAATATGCGTGTTCCCATAAATCCAATCCTAACAAAGGATAACCACCATCTTCAATCACATTCATTAATGGATTATCTTGATTTGGGGTTGAAACTACTTTTAATCTATTGTTTTTGGTTAAAACTAACCACACCCAACCAGAACCAAATCTTTCCTTAGCAATCTCTTCAAATTTCTTTTTAAACTCTTGGTAAGTTTTAAAATCTTTTTTTATTTTTTCTAAAATAGGTCCTGTGGGATTTTGTGTTTCAGGAGATAACATTTTCCAAAACAAAGCGTGATTAAAAGCTCCACCAGCATTGTTTCTAATAGTTTTATCGAAACGACTTATTGATTTAATAATTTGTTCTAATTCTAAATCACCGTATTTTTTCTTTTTTAACGCGTTATTTAATTTATCAACATAACCCTTGTAATGTTTGTTATAATGATAACTCATAGTTTCAGCATCAATAAACTGTTTTAATGCTGAATAGGCGTATGGCAATTTTTCTATACCAATTTTTTTCATTTCATTTAAGAACATTTTTTTGTTTTCGTTTTTCTCAACTTCAACAATCTGCTCCTTTATGATTTTTACTTTATTTTCTAGTTTTTTCATTTTGGCTTATTTTACTATAAATAAGCTGAAATTTAATTTTATCTCCTTTGATTAATTCTATTCATCACCTCTTCTATAAAATCACCCCTATCTAAGTTATCTCCCATAACAGTTTCAAATATATTTTTCTTTTTAATGAGAATGTCGTAAATAGCACCCTCAATCGTATTTTCAAATATTGGATAATATATTGATACATTAGATTTCTGACCGTATCTGTAAGCTCTATCTTCCGCTTGTGAATGGTCAGACGGAACAAACGATAAGTCATTCATAATCACAGCCTCAGCCGCGGTTAATGTCAATCCAACTCCTGCGGCTTTAAGGTTACCAACAAAGACTTTTATTTTATCGTTTTCTTGAAATTGGTCGACCGCGTATTGTCTTTGAGGTTTAGATGTTGACCCATCTAACCTAACAGATTGTTTGCCAAAGTGGTCGGCAATTTTATTCAAGGTTTCAGTGAAGTTTGTAAATATAATAACCTTCTTACCTTGTTCAATTATGTTTTCAGCTAATTCAATTGTGTTGTTTATTTTTTCTTCGGCAATCACTTGTCTAACTTTCATAAGTTTACTAAACTGAACAGTTAGAGAAGAAGACTCACTTGTTTTGTTTTCATACCAATCATAGTACTCACCCATCAAACCTTCATATAGTTTCGATTTTAATCTCAAGTATACTGGGGATATAATCTTATCTGGTAAATCTAACACATCGGTTTTTAATCTTCTTAAAACTTGTCTAGATGTCCTATCTCTTAATTCTTCTAAATTAGAAGCCCCCGTAACATTCCAAACTTTTCTTTTACCCGCATTAAACTGATATCCTTGACAGTACCTAATTGCATACGCCATCCAATTTTGAGCTACAGGACTTTCAATCAAGCTTAAAAGATTGAAATAATTCATAGGTCTTGATGTCATTGGGGTTCCTGTTAATAACCATAACCTTTTGACTTTTTTAACAAAACTGTTAACTAATTTTGTCCTCTGAGCTTGAGCGTTTTGAATGTAATGAGCTTCATCGATAATTATCAAATCAAACTCACCTTTTGTTATTGGTGAGTTATCTTTATCCTTTAAATCATAAAAGTTTTTAAGAATATCATAATTTACAATAACAAAATCATGCTCCAATGAAAAATTTTTACCTTCAGCAATATACACACTTCTATCTGTGTAATTTTCAATTTCTCTTTGCCAATTTATCTTTAAAGATGCTGGGCAAATTATTAATATTTTTTTAATACCCGTTTCTAAAGCGGCAATTATGGTTGATGTTGTTTTACCCAAACCCATGTCATCGGCTAAAATAAATCTTTTAGAGCCGACTAATAATTCTATAGCTTCTTTTTGATGTGATAACGGGGGTCTATGAGAATACTTATCGTAATTAATTTCTACTTTTTCAATAGTATGAGTTTTAATTAATGCACCTTTAGGTAACCAAAAATCATAAGGTTGTTCATTTTCTAAAAAACAACCCCAAATATGATAACTCTTGTCCTTCTCAACCAATAGTTTTTCAACGTAAACTTTTTCGGGTATAAAAGTAAAAAGTTTTTCATCTGCAATTTTTTTAGCAAAATAGGGGTCTAAATCAACCCATTTTTTAGCGACCTTTGGTGTAGTACAGTGATAATTAATTATGTAATCTGATTGAGCTCTAGTGGGGTAAAATTTTTTATTACCGTCTTTTTGGTTCTTTAATCTAATTATATAGTTATTTGCACCTGAATATTCATCAAGTGTTTGTAGAGCCCTAACTTCAAGTAGGGGTTTAGTATTTCCTGTTGTATTTTCCAAAAGACAAACCTTATTTAGAATAATAATAATTTTTTTGATATTTATCAATATGTCAACAAATAAAGTACCCATTACACGAATTGGTAAATTTTTCGGTTATGAAGATTATAACCTTGACCTATCTATGGGTGAAGAATGGTTATATGGTGATATGAATTTTACTTTGGTTTTATATAGAGTTGATAGGTATAAAACTAAAACTGATGATGTTTATGGTGAAACAGTTGAAGATGGAATTAAGTTTTTACCACCTGTAGAATTTAAAGCATACGTCCAAGTCATGGCACCTGAAAATAAATATTTAGGTAATTCTAAAATAGAGCAATTTGAACCTGGTAACATTAGAATATCTGTTTATCAAAAACAATTGGACGAACTAAATATTGATATAAATTATGGTGATTATATTGGATATTACGAAACTGAAGATAGGGTTAGATACTACACGGTAAATAATGATGGAAGGGTTATATCAGACAATAAACACACTTACGCAGGGTTTAAACCTTATTATAGAACAATAGTAGCTTCTGCGGTTGTGGATAATGAATTTAGAGGATTATAATGAAAATAGTTTTAACGGAATCACAAATAAAATTATTATTAGAAAAAATAAATTCTGATAAAGTTATTTGCGATAATTGTGGTTGGGATTGGGAATTATCCGATGGGGGTGATGACCCGTATTTATGTCATAATTGTGGATATGACAATGCTGAAGATGAGTATATAGGTAAAAGAGTGATGGTTTATTATAACTTACATAAACATACGTTTTCTGTAACATATAAATCCAAAGTAATTTTACATGCCGATTATGTTAAACTTTCTGATGTTGAATTTAGAGTTAGAAAAGGTGGTAAGGAAAGAGTTAGACAAGAAAAAAGTAAAAATGTTCACGCCTTCGTTATTGGTAATTTAATTGATTATTGTCAGTATCCTTGTGAAAATATACCACAAGAACCGACTGATAAAATAGTAACATATAATCCGTATAAACATGATAGTTTTGTATATAAGAATACTAAAGAACCTGTTTATACAGCTAAAGAAGTTGATATGATTAACTTAAAAAATAAATTATTTGTTATTAACGAAGTTAAATCTACAGTACTAAAAGAATCTGAAGAAAAGTCCACAAAATACACCTATACGACTATGGGGTTTTATGATAAATGGGGTAGAAAAAGATATTATTTTAATAAAGTTTTATCAGTCCCTGACGAATCACCAATTCCAAATAAAATAAAAGTTTTTGGTAGTGATGGTGATTTTGTTTTTGATGAAAAAGTAATTAAAATTGATAGTATAAATAACAAAATCTACATTGAAAAACAAGATTTTGATTTATCTTATCCAAAATTTAAATTTAAAGAAAATGAAAGACTATCCGAAAAAATTGGTGTTACATCGGCTAATATTAGAAAAGCTTTAGAATTGGCGTTTCCCAATGAGTGGATTGACGAATCTTCTGAATTTACATCAGGTCTTAGAGGTATTTACACAATAGGTGAAAGATTAGGTACCGATGAAGATTGGTCTATAATGAACTATTTTGATACAAAACCTGAAATACACTCATTAATTTATTTAAAATATTTCGATTATTTAAAGGAAGGTTTAATTAGTGAAGGTGATGATATTGTTGTTTGGATGTCAAATCTATTTGAAAACGATGACGAATTTACTAAATTGTTAGTCAACAGACAGTGGTCATCAATTGAGAATGGGTTAAAATTAGAAAGACAGGCAATTAATAGTTTTATTAATAAATTAGGTGTTGCGAATATTAAATATTATCCACATGGTTCTAAAATGGATAGATGGCAAGGTGTCGATGTTACCGTTGACGGAATTAATTATCAAATAAAACCTTTAACTTTTTTTAAAAACGAAGGTGACGAATATATTGTAGGTACTTATGGGATGTCGGATTATACATCAAAGAAAAAAGTTGATAAAATAGCATTTGCCAATATTAATAAGTGTGTAATTATTGATAATAAAAATTATAAAGTTATGTCTAAAAACAAAGTTTCTTTTAAACAAGACCCGATAATTCTAAAATAATATGCCATTACCTAAAAAAATAAAAAAACATATACCTTTAACAAGTCCTAAAACTTTGTTACCGAGAAGACAAGAACTTCTTGATAAAATTAACAAAGATGGTACTTTTCTACCCAAATCTTTATTACATGCTGATTTGGACAAAGGGTTTTTAGATTTTGTTAAAGAAGAATTAAAAACCGTTGTTGAAGGTAAAACTATTCCAATGGTTGATATTATTGTAACAACACAAAATTGGTCTCAGTTTACCGAAACTTGGAATTTTCAAAATATAGATAAAAACGTTGAACCACCATTTATAACAGTTGTTAGAATTCCTGAAGTTAAATTTGGAACAAATCCTGCAATACTTTATAACATACCTAATAGGAGACAATATTTTTATGCTCAAGTTCCAACATGGGACGGACAAAGAAATGGTATGGATGTTTATAAAATACCCCAACCAGTTCCTGTTGATATCACTTATCAAGTTAAAATTATTTGCAATAGAATGCGCGAATTAAATCAATTTAATAAAATTGTTTTAGAAAAATTTGCATCAAGACAGGCCTACTCAACTATTAAAGGACATTATATTCCAATAATAATGAATAATATTTCAGACGAATCTGTAATGGAATTAGAAAAAAGAAAATATTATATTCAAAACTATGAATTCACAATGTTAGGTTTTTTAATTGATGAAGATGAGTTTGAAGTTTCACCTGCAGTTTCAAGAGTATTACAGGTTGTTGAATTTGAATTGGGTTCAACTAAAAAACAAAAAAAGATTTTAGTAGACAATAAAAAAGTATCATTAGAGGCTTTGTTTGTTGTTGGTAACAACACTGTTAATCAATTATTTGACTATACTACAGATATCACAATTGGAGATATTTCAAATGTTGATACTTTTGATGTTTTCATTAATAACGATTATTATGGTTCTGATATTAGTGAAATACAAATAAATACTGGTGATGTTTTAAGATTGGTTGTAACCAAAAATGACAATACTCAAGAAAGTACTATACAACTAATTAATTTAGTTATTTAATTCTCACCGTAGATATCAGGTTTACCTTTACACTTCTCAAGAATAAGTTTCTCTAAAAACTTATACATCTTAATACCTCTCCTTTCACAATAGGTTTTTAAAACATCGTGAACCTCAACCGAAATCTTTAAATTTTTTATCTTCTTTTCGTTCTGTTTCATGGTAGAAAAAAGGCAGAAAATAATCTGCCTAATTTATAAATACTTCATATAATGTAAAGTATTTTGGTTTTTTAGTGGATATTTATTTATAAAATAAAATAAAACAAGAAAACAAAAAGACTAATGGCAACAAACAGTAAAGTATTCGTATCACCTGGTGTGTATACATCTGAAGTAGATTTAAGTTTTGTAGCTCAAAGTGTTGGGGTAACAACCTTAGGTATTGTTGGTGAAACTCAAAAAGGACCAGCATTTGAACCTATTTTTATCACAAACTTTGATGAATTTTCTACATACTTTGGAGATACTTCACCAGAAAAATTCATTAACACTCAAATACCTAAGTATGAGGCAGCTTATATAGCTAAATCTTATTTACAACAATCTAATCAATTGTTCGTAACAAGAATATTAGGATTATCAGGTTACGACGCTGGACCATCGTGGACTATAACCACAAAAGCAAATGTGGACCCAGCTACCGTGGACTTCTATTGTGAAGACCCTGTTATAGTAAACTGTGAACCAGCATGTAACGATTTCTTAACCATTGATTTTGCGATAGATTTCTCAGGTTGTACAAACAGTATAAACTCAATATCATTTACAGATACAAGTCAGATTCCTGCAGTTATTGCTAATAGAATTGATATTCCTTATGAATTGTTTGACGGTAGTACATCTACTTTAAGAACAAATATGCAGGACCAAATATTTGATATTTTAAACGATAATACTTTAGAGAACTCGTCAATTTACTATTACGGTGCAATTTCAGGTGATACGTATAGTGGATTTAGTCCTGTATTTACTGCTGAAACAAATGTGTTTGGTGTTGATAGTGTGGATGCTTCAGTTATTAATTACGCAGCACCACAAAATGACCCATGGTATTATGCTTTATTTGATAATTTAGGAAATGCCTCATATACAGGTTATTCGTTTTGGAGTATTGTTACAGGTTTAACCTTAACACCACCAAGTACAACAACAACTACAACATCAAGTGGAACAACTACAACAACTACAACTAATCCTTGTGTTACTCCAACTTCGACTAGTACGACAACTACAACTACCGCAACACCTGTTAATTGTTATACAGGTACTTTGATTGGTAGAATATATGTTTTCTCAGGAACTGCTTATACCGACTATGACGATTTAGTAATTGCAACTCTTCGTTCAAGAGGTTTAGCGACTTATAGTACTGATAATGGTCCAGTATACGAAGTGTCAGGTTTAACTGATGTCACTATGGATTGTACAGGTCAATACTCAGGTGTAACTAAAAATCCATATTTAACTTTTGGATTAAATGTAACTAATAAAGATGGTGAAAACTTCTTCTTTGAAACATCATTCCAAAACTCGGACCCTGAATATCTACCAAAAGTATTTGGTACTTCAAACTTCGCAAAACCAAGAACGGTTGTTCCTTTGTTTGTTGAAGAAAGATTCCAAGCTTTATTAAACTATGGTTGGAGAAAAGGATTTATCAGAGGTTTAAGTTGTGATTTAACCGCTTTACCAAATGCTAGACAAGGTAATGACCCAACATCAATTGCTTGGTATTTAGAACAATATCAATCACCAACATCACCTTGGGTTGTTTCTGAATTAAGAGGTAACAAAGTTTACAACTTATTTAAATTTACAACAATTGCTGATGGTGAAGCGGCAAATATTGAAGTTAAAGTTTCTATTGCAAATATTTCATTTAACAACGGAACTTTTGATGTTTTAGTTAGAGATTTCTTTGATTCTGACTCGAATCCTGTTGTTATTGAAAAGTTCACAAATTGTAGTATGAACCCTAACGATAACTCATTCATAGCTAAAAAAATTGGTACTACTGATGGTGAATATCAATTAAACTCTAAGTATATTATGATTGAGATTAATGAGGACGCACCAGTTGACGCATTACCTTGTGGTTTTGAAGGATTTAATTTTAGAGAGTATGCGGGTGTTAGACCTCCATTCCCTATTATAAAGGCTAAATATGATTTCCCTGGTGAAGTTATATATAACCCACCATTTGGTTTATCTTCAGGAGCTGATGACGCTACAAGAAGTGCTGGTGATAATGTTCGTAGAACTTATTTAGGTATTTCAGACACAGTTGGTATCGATGTTGATTACTACTCATATAAAGGTAAACAATTACCTTTAGATATTTGTACTGATTCTACAGGTGAAAATTGGGCGTTTAGAAGTAGAGGTTTCCACATGGATATTAACGCAAGTGGTATTACAATACCAAACGCATTTGTAACAAGTGGTACACCAGCATTCTATGTTGGTAGTGCACCATTTACTTCAGACCCTGATAATGAATCAAACCCATACTACAGACTTTTTGCACGTAAATTTACTTT